AAGTTCCTTCCACTGGATCTGTGTATCGTGTCCTATCGGCTGAAGCCGGTGCCGCAGAAGGTCTGAACAGTACGTCGATCTACATGGACGAAACACATAGCTTCCCTAACCGGAAGATGTTCGACGTGATGCAGTTGTCGATGGCGGCACGTGGAAATAAAGCGCACATGGTGTCGATCACGACCGCCGGTGTGAAGTCTGATTCCACTGGGCGTGACTCTATTGCGTTCGAACTGTATAACTACGGTTTGGAACAGATTCGTCTGGCGCAGGCTGACATGGAATACGATCAGAACTTCTTGATGGCGTGCTGGACCGATGACGCTGATCACCGCGATCCCGAATCGTGGAAACGCGCTAACCCTGGGTTCGGTGTCCTGAACGATCCTGGCGACTTCGAAGCTTCGATGCGACGCACACCGGAAGCCGAATTCAGAACTAAGCGCATGAATCAGTTCTTGAGTGGTGCCCTGTCCTGGCTACCTGCCGGTGCGTGGGAAGCCTGCGAAGGTGGACAACCGATCACACCGGATGACGAAATCATTCTGGGCTTTGATGGATCCTTCAGTGGGGACTGTACCGCGCTGGTGGCTTGCACGGTTCAGAAGGAAGATCAGCCGATCAGGGTGGAAGTTGTGAAGCTGTGGGAACGCGACCCAGATCTTGACGACGAAGACTGGCGTGTAGATATTGCGGACGTCGAACAGACGATCATCAAGTATTGTCAGGATCACCCGAAGGTGGTCGAGATTGCGTGTGACCCGTTCCGGTGGCAACGATCGATGCAAGTCCTTCAAGACATGGGTTTGCCTGTTATTGAGTATCCGTCAACTTCGCCCAGACGCATGGTGGGTAGTTGCGCAAAATTTTTCGACATGGTGATGGATCACGATCTGGTCCATGATGGAAATCCTGCGATGGCGCGTCACCTATCGAACGCTGTGGTCAAGCAAGACAACCTGGGACCGCGAATTGTGAAGGAGAGTCGTTCGTCACCCAGAAAGATCGACCTGGCGGTAGCGGGTGTGATAGCTGTGGACCGCGCAACGGTCGCTAGAATGGAACAAGTAGTCCCACAGTTCTTCGGATAGGGTGGCGGTATGTCATTAGCGTTTCAACTTGTCGGTGTCACCGCCGTGACCGTGGGGGTTCTTCTTCTATCAATACCAGTGGGAATCATCGTGGGCGGACTGTTTCTCACTCTAATCGGATACGCCCTGGGACGATAACGTGATATTCAATAGGCTATTCGAAGAACGTGGCATCAGCTACCAGTCGATCTTTGCGGCAGGTGACGATATTGCATTCGGCACGATCAGTGGCACGAAGGTAGATTCCGACACTGTTTACACGATCAATGCCGTGTTCTCAGCGGTCAATCTGATCTCTACAACACTGTCAACGCTTCCCCTTGATGTCTTCATTCGTGTTGACGATGGATCTGGTCGCGCTGTTCGCCGTCCGTTTCGTCCGCGCCCTGACTGGGTGATGAAGCCGGACGTAGATCTGTCGCGTGAAGCCTTCTACTCTGCGGTATTCACTAGCATGCTTCTGGAAGGTAACGCCTTCATTCGCGTTTACACTAACCGGAGAAACGAAGTCGTCAACCTGGTCGTTCTGAACCCGCTTACCGTCAGTGTGAAGCGCACAGCGCTGGGTCGTTTGCAGTTCACCGTCGAAGGCGAACCGGAACCGTTGACTACAGATGACATGATCTTCATCCCTGATCTGATGAAGCCTGGTGCTGTCCGTGGTGTGTCACGTGTTCAGGCTTTGAAGGAATCCTTCGGACTTCACCTGGGTCTGGAACGATGGGCACAACAGTATTTCGGCAACGGTACGACAATGGCTGGTGTGATTGAGTACCCTGGGGCGCTTACAGAAGATCAGGCGAACGATCTCCGCACTGGCTTCGATGCTAGCCACAAGGGTTGGCAGAAGGCACACCGCACCGGCATCCTGACTGGTGGCGCAACCTTCAAGCCGACACAGTCTGATCCTGAAAAGGCACAAGCAATCGAAGCACGTCGCATGGCTGTGGAAGATGTGGCACGTGCCTTCAACATCCCACCGCACTTGATGGGTCTGCCTGGAACGAACACCTATGCGTCGGTCGAAGAAAACAACCGTCAATGGGTGTCCACGAACCTTCGCCCACTTGCACAGAAGGTCGAAGCCCAGATGTCTACCCTGATGGGTCGCTACCGTGGTGGCACGACAGCCTTCCTGCGTTTCAATCTTGACGGATTGCTTCGCGGTGATCTCACAAGTCGCACACAGTCCTACAGTTCGCTTCTGCAAGCTGGCGCGATGTCGATCGACGAAGTTAGGGCACTGGAAGACATGCCACCAGTCGGATCTGACGTCGCCAGACAGCCACGTGTCCCGTTGGCAAACGTCAACATCGAAGATTCCAATGTGAAGGCGCAGATGGAACGGGTGAAGATGGTGCAAGCACTGGTCTACTCCGGTTTCAGTCCCGCCGAAGCTTTACAGGCAATGGGTCTACCACCGATCGATCACACTGGTCTGGCGTCCGTGCAACTTCAGGGTGTGGCGCAGGTCAGCCCAGAAGATCCAGAAGCGGTTTACAAGGATGAAGTGACCTAATGCCAATCAGGAACGCACTCTACACACTGTCTAACACGACACCGACACAGATCGTCGGTGCCGACAACATGCCCCACGATGTGATTCTTCACAACATGACGAAGTCATCGAACGAATACATCTTCATAGCGGGATCTTCTGCGACGGCTGGAACCGCATCAATCCATATGGATCCAGGTCAGACGCTTTACATGACCCTGCAACCGGACGATGAACTGTGGGCTGTATCAGATCCGAACGGACTTGAAGTAGGTGTCTTAGACATTAGGAAGGCTGACTAGCAGTGCCGTATTACATCACTGATCGTCACCCTGACTGCCCTAATTGGAGTGTGGTCAAGGAAGATGGCGAATTGGTTGCCTGCCATGACACGAAGGACGAAGCCATCGACAACATGGTCGCCGTGTCGATCGCTGAAGATCTTGATCCTGCCGGTGAGTACGAAGGCGAATCGTTTCGATCGATTGAAGACGATCAGGAAGAACGTCAAGTGAATCTGGTGGCACCTGCCTACATGCGTGCATCAGCCCGTCAAGGCTTGAAATACTACGACGAAGGTTTAGCCGGTGATGGTTTGGTCGGTCGCACCGTCACAGAAGCACGCCAGATGGAACGCGGTGACGCACTAACCCCTGACAAGTGGGTTCGGATTGCGGCGTGGATCGCACGACACATGGCAGATCTTGACGCACCAGACGCTAACCCGCAGGCAGACGGCTACCCGTCACCAGGTGTTGTAGCGCACCTTCTGTGGGGATCTGGACCGTCGAAACGATCGGCGCGTCGCGCTATGGAGTACGCGGAAGGCGTCGTTGGTAGAATTGAAGCAGAGAATTCGGAACGGACTAGAACAAAAGGTGAAGTTGTGAAGAAACTAGAACTGCGGACTAACAAGACTGAATTCGAAGTTCGTGATCTCGAAGATGGCGGAATGTCGTTCAGTGGCTACGCCAGCGTCTTCAATTCACGATCAGAGAACCTGGGTGGCTTCACCGAATTCGTTGCCCCTGGCGCGTTCTCACGATCGCTGAAATCGCGGAACAACATGTTCCTTCTTTACGATCACAACCCTGCGAACGTCCTGGCGTCTACCCGTGCTGGCACGATGCGTCTGACAGAGGATTCGCACGGTTTGTATGTGGAAGCCGACATCGCCCCGACAAGTTTAGGGAAGGACATGGCGACCTTGATTCGCCGTGGCGACTTAGATTCCATGTCGTTTGGTTTCAGTGTGATCCGTGATTCCTGGAACGATGCTGGTACGGAACGAACCCTTCACGCTGTCCGTCTCGCAGAAGTTTCGGTTGTCGCATCTCCCGCTTATGTTGCGACCGCTGGAACTGTGGCGGTGCGTGGTCTGTCGAAGATCGCTAAGCGTGCCGGTGTGGACAGTGACGAACTTGCAGATGTCCTTCTGAAGCTTGAGGAAGGATCCGACATGTCGCTGGAAGAAGTAGATCTTCTGTCGAAGGTCGTGAACGAACTGAAGCCCGAATCGGAGATCGTCGAAGAAGTGAAGGCTGACGACGTGGACGAAGTAGACTACGTTGCACTGAAGAAACAGAAACTGAAATTATTGGAGATGCTGTCTAATGGCTAGTCATTCAGAAATCCGTTCGGCGATCTTGAAGGTCGCTGGCAACCCCGATGCTGGGGTAATCAAAGACCTGGCTGATGAAATGGCTAGGGCTATCGTTGCGCTTGATTCAGTTGAGGAAGAAGCGCCTGCGAAAGAAATCCGCGTCGTTAGGGCTAAAGAGACCCGCTAGACGGATTCCCCACCATCCCTGTTCCCTGGGTGGTGGGTTTCGCATGGGCAAAGAAAATCCCCCACCGAAGTGGGGGACTCCCTTCTGTCTGATCAGCGAAGCTTTGACTTGATGTGTACCCGCTTCACGTCGTCGATGCGGAAGGATCTGAACTTCCGATCGCGGTCGATCAGGTCGATCCATTCACGGTTCCCGTTCTTGACCATGTAAAGGAACTTCATCCGTCCGTTCCCCTTGATGGATAGTTCGGTGCCACGTTCTACGTTGCGTCCGTGGATGGTGATGTTGTCGATATGTTGCATGATGTTCCCTTCTGGGGAACCCCGCCGAAGCGGGGTCCCCTTCTTCTTATTGTGTGGGTGCGGACTTGAAACAGATGGTGCAGAGTGTTGCACCGTATTCTGCGACTGCTTCTTCTTCGGTCAGACCGGAGATCTCTGGGCACCAGGCGATCTTCGTGTTCCAGCGGAATGATGAACAGTATTGGTTGTTGTGCAGGTGCTGGACTAGGAAGAATCGGTTCCAGCCGGTGTAGTGGGCTTCGTTCAGGTCGCGCATCTGTGCTTTGATTGCGTCTGCCTTCACGGTTTCGGATTCGATCGTCTCTACCTTGATGCGGAAGGTGGACTTCGTGCGACCGGCAATACGGGCACGTTCCAGGTCGAAGCCGTAACGGTTCAGGCTGTTGTATGCGTTGTTGATCCGGTTCAGGTGCTTGTTCAGTTCACCCTGAAGGTCCGCAAGCTGGGTGTCGATCTTGCGTGCGGTGTCGATGTCGGTGGTGATCATTTCGTTTCCCTTCTGTGTCATGACTCTATTGTAAACAGCTTTACACAATGATGTCAAGCCCATCGCAGTAAACGACACGCCGTAACTTAGAATGGGTATATCGGAACTGTGAGTAATCTCTGCCGATAGCTT